TTGACTTCCTGTTGTTCCTTGGCTACCCTGTATTCCTTGAAGTCCTATTAAACCTTGAACGCCTTGAGCGCCGGAGAATCCTTGCGATCCGGTGACGCCTTGCAATCCCGTCAATCCTTGAATTCCCTGCGTCCCGGTAAATCCCTGCGTCCCGATTCCGGCTGTCCCCTGAGTTCCCTGGGCGCCATCAGAGCCAACATACCCGGCTGAACCTTGTGCTCCCTGCAATCCCTGAATTCCTTGTCTGCCTTGAATTCCTTGGACGCCGGTGGCCACGTCGTTGCCGTCACCCGGGATGCGCACGTTAGACCACCAGTAATAGCCCTCGGCATCACCCTCGGCCATCAGGTACGCCGTGTGTCCTGTATCACTACCGAAGTCGGCATAATACCGGAAGGCCAGACGTTCATCATCGGACAAAACCAGCTGGTCCAGCGGCTCTGCATGATAGAAGGGGGCCACCACTACGCCGTCGAAGTCCTGATCGAAGGTCATCAGCTCCGTTTCCCCGCCGGTGGCGTCAAGGCGGTAGACCTCCACACCAAGGCTCACCTGATCGTCCATGGTCACGGCGCCGTAAGTGGTGAACACCCATGCCCCTGCCGGTATCGTACCCACGCCGGTGGCTGAGACGAACTGGTGAAGCATCACCCTGGTGTCCGCTCCGCTGGCGGTATAGGTGAAGTAGGGGTCGTCGGGATCGGTGTACAGAGCTTGCCCGTATCCCGTCAGATCGCTTTCGTCAGCGTGCAGGTACAGTACACGCCCGCCGCCAAGCAGTCGCGGATCCATGGCGCTGGTGATGTCCGCTGCCGATGGTCGCACGTTACCCCATAGCATCGAAGCAACGCGGGGAGATCCCGGGGAGTTCAGCATGCCAAGGTTATACTGGAGGTAGTCGGCATCCGCCTTCACGCGGATCCACGTGTCGGTAGCTACCAGAACGCCCTCGTTCAGCAACGGGTTACGCGGTAGTTTGGCGATCAGGTAGTAGGGGTCGTTATCGGGCAGGGTGATGATGGTCTCCGGGAATGTCCACGTGCGGCGCGGGTCGTACACATCGCCCTCGGTGATCATCTTGTCGATCTCGTATCGGGTCTTTGTCAGCGGCGCCCAGTTCAGCACCTCGACGCTCCCGGCGCCCACCTTCACCTTATTGTCGTCGCCCTGGTAGGATGTCTCCACGATCATGCCGATCACCTGGAACTGCGGAACCCCGGCATCGTAGGCAAGGGTGCGCGGGTCGGCGCTTTCGGTGCGCACATTGTCGGGGCGGAATTTCATGTCCCCGCGGTCAAATACCCGGTTGATCACCTCGGCGGTGGTCTCGTCGCTCTTTTGCGTTCCCACCTCGGTGTTAGCCTTGGTGGCATCCACGATCTTCTCCACGCGATCCAGTCGCTGGTTATACTTCTCGCGGTTGGTCAGCGGTCGGCGTTCACTCAGCGTAAGGTCGTAGCGCCTGGTCTCGTAGTCCATGGTCAGCTCCATAACGCGGTATCGCCCCGTCATGCCCAGGTCGGCGTCGATGATCTCCATGCTGTCGCCGATATTGATACCCGTGGCCCCCATTCCGCTGTTAATAAGCGTCTGGATGATGGCCGGGTCCACCACGGCGCGGTAGGTCATCTTTGGCGTGGAGTGGTCTTCAAGCCACTCGGTCGCCTCCTCTAGCAGATCTGCCTCTGCGGATGACACGTATGACGATGGCTGGTTGATGTCGTACAACTTGAAGGTGTCCCCGACGGAGATCTGGAAGTCTTCACTGGGGAAGGTCCCGGCATGCTCGTCCACGATGGGCGCCAGAAAGATATACCCCGGTCCGGAGGGGTCCGCACTGGTCACGGGATCATATTTCGAGATCTCGAACTCCATACCCGCCAGGTCACCGTCCTGCATGGCCAGCTTGGCTGGGATCCCAAGCAGGTAGGTGGAATATCCTGATGCGTCAGTCTCCGCAAGGTTGAATCCAAGGGTGGCCGTCACGCGGTACATGCCCGCAGGCCATACCTCCTTGATGGCTTCATAGGATGCGTCACCGGTGACCGGAAGAACCTGGTCGTATGCGCTCACGGTCCCGGTGAAGGCGGGGTATATCTCGTCGAAATAGACGATCTGCTCGATGCGCCCGTAGGTGGCCGTGTTCTGCTCCAGCGGGTTTCCGGGGCACACAAGGCGCTCACTGCCGTAGTCGTATTTCAGGTTCTTATTGGCCCCGAAGGCGTACAGTACCGTGCACAGCTCCTCCCGGTCCATGGCGTCGCGCTGGATCTCCCAGAAGCCCTCGCCCTTGCCGTATTCCATCGTCCATGGCCACTCCTTTTCGATGCGCTCGGCAATGGTCAGGGTCCACACTGCCGATCCGTCATATCGCCAGATGAACTCCATTTCGTAGTCCTCGCAGATGGCCACCAGAACGTCCCAGCATGACTGCGCCGAGAACTTGTGCGTCTTGCGGACTGTCGATGGTACGGCTCCGTCGGAAACGAACACCCCGGCGCTGTATCTGGCCGTGTTTGCTATCAGCCGGTCGATGATCTCCTCCAGTGTAGCGAACCAGTAGAAGTCGCCCTCAAGGCTTTCACTCAGAAAGGCGATACTGCGAAGGCGGTAGGGCTCATGCTCGAAGCGGTAATTCACCACGTATTTATTGGATGACAGCTTGCGAACCTCCGGGTCTTTGTCCAGGTAATACTTTTCCGGAAGCGTGAACGATGACGAATATACCAGGATATAATCTTCGCGCTGGAATGACGGCTTGCTGTTCAGTTCCACCTGGCATGTCGCGTATGACTCCCCGTGCATGCGCTTCACCACTTTAAGGTCGCTCCCTGCACTGATATACCCGGCATAGCTCCCTGACGGGTGCTCCGGTGTTGCAGGTCGGTAGACGGCCATGGTGATGGCATATACGCTGTCGCCCACCACCTTCAGCCGCATGGTGAAGACGCCCCCCTGGCGGCTCATCACGTAGCTGGAGCGGCGGATCACCGGAACGGCATCATGAAGGGATACGTTGTCGATAATGCACCATGGCGTCGTCAGCGATTCCAGGCCCTCGGCGCTGATGGCGGCAAAAAATGCCTGGGCCGTGCTCATGAAGGATTCGTATGTCGATGCCGTTATCCAGCACGTCAGCGTTATGTCGCGGTCTCCCTTGAGAAGGCTCGCAGCCGGTAGCCAGTACCCTTTTCCGGTCTGGTCAAGCCAGTCGTGGCCCTCGTCCGTCAGAGCCGGGAAGTCCAGAACTCCACTGGATTGCTGCACATATACGCCGTAGTCGCTAAATAGGGTGTCTCCTAATTTCCATGCCTGTGTCATACCGTTACCTCCGTGAATGCTATGGTTACCGTCACCGTCCTTTTGTTTATGTTCACCCTTGCGCCGTCACGCGCCACGGCGTAGAATGATATGTCATGCCCGCTGATATTGACCTCGTGGATGTCATTGTCGCTGATCTGGTCATGGATGATGTCCACTGCCGGGAATATCTCTGCCTCGGTCGCGAATTTCTGAATGAGCGTCACCGTGATCACGCGCGGCTCGTAGACCAGGTCTTTTGCCTGGTATCCCTGTACCTTGAGTATCTTTTTGCGGGCGGGATGGCTCATGTGTCCCGTTACGGATGAGACCTTCCATCCGTGCGTCGCTGACATGTCTACGGCGTTCCAGTTCATAAATTCTTGATGTTACGGTTCAACTCCTCCAACCGCGCGTCGATGCTGTTCAATTTCTCGTTGTTGCGGGTGTTCTTTTCGATCAGCGCCAGGTGCGTCACGGTGTCGTTGATGGCCGCCAGCTGGTTAAGCCCAGTCTCTGCCATCTGGTGCTGCGTGGTGTTCATGATGGTCAGCGTGTCGCTCATGCGTACGGCGTTATCCCGGATGGTCGTGAACGAGTATTCCAGGTCCAGGGGGATCAGCTCGCGGATGCCCTTTGTCTCAACCGTCAGGGCTACGATGGCGTCGTTCATGGTAAGGGCGTCATCAAGCGATGGCGGCAGGTTCTCGGCCAGGTTTTTCACGTATTCCTTTATCGAGAGCAGGTTTTCGCGCATGGCGTAGAACTGCCCGGCGATGATCCCGGCGGTTTCCTCGGTGATGCCCTTGACGGCACCTGTGAGCTTGTTCGTGTCCCCTTCCGTGGGTGTCTGCTCGAATATGTCCACGCCGGTGGCCTGCCGGAAGAACTCCGCTGCGGATTGTGCCGACCATATCAGGCTCTGGTATGACTCCTTCAGCGTCTTGCGCTCTTCGTCAGTCAGGGTGCCGTCCTGCATGGCGTTGTAGAACATGTCGTAGAACGCCTTCATGGACTCTCCTTCCAAAAATGACGTCATCAACGCCTTGCGCACTGCCGTCTTGAGTACGTCCTCAAAATTGTCGGCGAAGATCTCAGTGGCGGTCTTGCCTTCCTCAAATCCCTGGATGATCGTGTTGGCGATGTCGTCCTTCGAGAATCCGAGCAGCTTCTCCGCCCGCTGGTTCATCAGTTCTGAATACTGGTTATACCATTCGATAAATCCGTCGAACGCCTCCTGCTGGCTTGCCGTGAGCCCCCCCTGCATCTCCGATAACTTCTGATAGTAGGCCACGACAACAGAAAGGTCTGTGATCCCAAATACTCCGGATAGTCCCAGGGGATCCCTTGCCTTGGTGAAGTCCGTTATTTTTTTATCGAGTTCATCGAGTTGGAACTGGGTAACCAGGAACCAGTTTTTTGAGTCCATGTTCACCTTGGCGTCATTGATGCTGTTGATCAGATCCAGCACATCACGCAACTCTTCAGTTACCTTTTTCGTGTCGTTAAGTCCGCCGGAGAGCATGTCGAGGAATCCGGCCAGCATGCCCGCCCCCGCGGTGATGGCACCCATTATGTCCTTATTGTCACCGGTCAGCGCTTTTGCGAATAATGTCGCGTTCACCAGGATATCCCCCATGTCGTCGAGGGTTTCTCCCAGCGACTCGTTAAGCTCCCCCACGACCCCGGTAACCGACCGGAAGGCGCTTTCGATTTTCATTATGGATCCCGCACTTTCCGAACTTGAAACATCGAGCCCCTTCAGGAATTCGACCAGCGACTTGATCGGTCCTTCGTACTCCTTGCTCCCCAGCTTCGTGTAGAAGGCGATCTGTTTCTGCGCCCACTTGACCACGGCGCTGTATTCTGCCTTGCGGTAGCTTTCACTGTCTGCGAAGTCCTTTTCACGCAGTTTCATCTTCTCACGCACCAGCTGGGCTTCCGCTTCGATCGTCTCGCGGTAGTACTTGTCGTTCACCTTCTGCTCGGCATATTTCTGCGCCGCTTCGAGGTTCACGGCCAACTCCTGGTTGGCTGCCGCCCTGGCTTCTTCTATGCGCTGGCGGTAGTAGTCGCGCACATCCTGAAGGTCGCGTTCACGGTCGGTTGCGAACTCATCGGTGACCACCTTCCACAGTTCCGATACTTTGGCGGCGGCTTCGCGTTCGATCTGAATGCGCTTTTCCGATGCCGCGCGCTGGGCTGCGGTGATCAGCTGGTCGCTGTTGGCATTGATGATTGTCGCCTGGGCGCTGTAGTCCGTGGATCCTTCCGCGGCTTTGAGAAGTTCTGCGCGCTGGCGTTCTATGTCGGCAATCTGCTGTTTGAGCTGCAGGTTAATCTCGGCAATCTGTTTGCGGGTACCGTCCTCCATGATGGCGATACGTGCCGCTTGCGTCTGGTTCTCCAGTTCGATGAGCTTGTCGGCAAGTTCCTTCTGGGCCTTGAGTTTCTCCTCTTCGATCTTGATTTGTTCGTTTGCCGCCTTTCGTGATATGCCGGTGAGCGTTTCCAGTTTGCCGCGCAGGTCTTTGATGATGTCTTCCTGCGCCTTAATCTGGTCTTCCGTGGCCACGCTGTTGGGTTGGCGTAGTCGGTTAAGTTCCGCCTGTGCGTCGGTTATTGCCTTTGTGGTGTCGGCTATCTGCTGGCTTACGGTGCGGCTGATTTGTTCGCTGGTTTCCCCGATCTGTTCATCGGTGAGTCCGAGGGTGCGCAGGTATGCTTTGGTCTGCTCGTCTAACGATTTTGTCTTTTGTTCAAGGTTCACTTGTGCGTATGCTGCTTCATTGATACGCATCGCCAGTTTATTGGCAGTATCCGCGGTAATTTTATCGTCAGTGATGTTTTTATATATCGTAGATACTGCGCGCGATATCTCCTGTATGGTTACCGTAGCCCCGCTCTTTGCCTTTTCGGTAATGTTTCCCAGTAAATTGTCAAGCTGGCCTTCAAACTGACCTCTCTGAATGCCGCTGACCATGTCATCCATCAGGTTGGCGACCTTCTTCTTATAGTCTTCGATAGCATCTGTAACCTTGTCCTGTGCTGGTTTCAGCATTGCCTCCTTGTTTCGGGTGCTGATCGTTTCGATGATGGCAGCCGTCACTCCGCGCTGCGCCTTAGCCACCTGATCCAACGTTGATGCTTCTGTGAGCATGGCAGGTAGGTATGTACCATATTGCTGATTTACCGCTTTAATGGCATCTGCGCGTTCCTGAGTACCTTCCGTGGTCTTCTTGATGGCCTCAAACGCCTTATTAACGTTGTACGTTTCCGTTTCCAGTGAATCGGAGAACTCCGCCGCCGCCTGTGCCGCTTCGCGCTTTTTCTTGATTGACGTGGTCAGGATAGTGACGAATGCGGCGATTCCTGCGGCTGCCAGAACGTATGGGTTCAGTTTCATGGCCGTATTCAGTCCCATCTGTGCCGCCGCAGCCTTCAATGTGGCCCCGATTTGCAGTTTCTTGGTGGCGATGTCCATCACGGCGTACTTGGTGCTGATAGCCTGCCATGCCGCCACGGTCATCAGCGCCGCCTTGTATGTTCCGTAGGTGACCACCAGAACCTTGAGAATGTCGATGACCTTTTCGTAATTCTCGACAAGGCTGATGGCTGTCTTCAGAACGCTGCTGATAGCCCCTTCCTGCGACTCTCCGATCGAGTTGAACATCTGGTCGATGGCGTCCCGAAGGTTGCTCTGAAGCCCGATGATCGTCTTGGCCTGCTTGTCCATCAGGTTGGCGAAGCGCCCGCCCTCAGAACTCATGGACTTGAAGGCGTCGGCGACTTCCTGGAATCCGATGTTACCGGCGCTGACCATGTCCTGGATGGCCTGCTCGGACTTACCCAGGTTCTTGGCCAGTTCTGCGATGATAGGCACCCCGGCAACATTGAAGTCGCGGAGTTCCTTGCCTGTCAGCTTCGCCTGCGTCTTGATCTGCCCGAAGTTCAGAATCAGCCGTTCTATGGGTACCGACAGACCGGCAGATACGTCACCCAGGGATTTCAGCGTGGGGATGATCTCCTCGGCTTCGATGCCGAAGGCCAGAAGCGACTTGGCCCCTGAGGCCACCTCCTGGAGTTCGAACGGCGTTGTGGATGCCAGTTGCACCACCTCCGCCATCAGCGCATCCGAGCGCTCCTTATTCCCGAGCATGGTCTCGAAGGCCACCTCCAGCTGCTGGAACTCCCCGCGCACCTGGGCGATCTGCTTGACCATGTTGCCCGCGAAGTTGAAGGTGAAGTATCCCGCCAGCAATCCGCCGAGGTTGCGAAAGGTGCTGTCTATTCCCTTGCCCGCCTTCTCCACGTCACCCGTGAGGTTTTTTAACTGCTTGTTGATGTCGGCGATGTCGCGTTGTAGCTGCTCGCCGTTTATCCGTGCGTCGAAATATATCCCTGCCATCTGTTATTTGCTTGCGTATTTTCCGAACTTTCTGATCAGTGTGTCTGCATCTCCCGGTATGGCGTCGCGCTCCTGCGGGCTTACCTTGCGGTCGGCTTTGGCCTTGTAGTGGTAATATGGCATGTCGCGCATCTTCATCATCAGGTTGATCCAGCTCTCCTCCCACATGATTTGCCGGTGGTTGAGCATGAATGTCTTTTGTATCAGGGCGAGGGTACCCCAGAAGGTGTCACCGCCGCGGTGTTCTCCGTCGGCGTCCTTTTCCGTAGGAAGTTCATCCCCGATGTTAGTTGCATAATAAAAAAAAAGTGTTCAGCACCCATTTGCCGGTACACCAGAGCCATCAGCGTGAACAGTTCCGCCGTGCTTTCCACCCTTTTCAGCAGCAATCGCGAGAGCATCCCCGTCAGCCAGAAACGCCCAGGACGGTTCAGTATGGCCACGGCCGCCATGCGTGCTATCACCCGAAGATTGCCGCCGGTTCGCAGCATCTCGTGGATCATGTTTTCACTGTCGCTGACGTCCTTCAGCCGTGTGCTTTCCTGCGATAGGCGTACGATCGTCCCGGGTCGAAGAGGACGGATGCCCATCGGGATCATTATGCCAAAGAGCCAGCGCACCTTGAATTTTGCAGACTGGTCAAGTAGTGCCGCCCCTGCCTCTTGCTGCAGTTGCTTATCCTTGTCCGTTTCCTTTGTCATGTGTCGCATTTATAAAAAAGGCCGCCGTCATCGCTTCGGGCGGCCCTTCAATCAACCAATTAAACCAATTATGAGAAAGTATTGCATCAGGTGGTGGGGATGCGGAAGCGGTAGGGGGCCTGGTCCGTGGCGCCTGTTCCGGTGGTTTCCGGAGCCAGGGCGGTGGCTTTGACCTCCATTTCGAGCAGGTTCTCACGACCCAGTACCGAGTCGAAACGGGCAAGGCACGAAGCGCGGGGGATCTCGAAGACGATGTCATTGGTGGTGGTGATCTCCAGCGACCTTTCGATAGCCTCGACGCTTTCGGGACCGTAGTAGTAGTCTACGCCTGTTCCGGTGGCGGCGGTGCCGCCCTTCATCACGGCGATCAGGTCAGGAGTCATGTCGTAGGCCCTCCAGGTCATGGTGAGCTTTCCGGGGTCGGTAACGATCGAGTGTACGGGGGTGGTGAAGGGCGGCACCGCCGCCACC